TAAATACCTCCTCGGTGTTTACGTCTTGAGCAACAATACAATGTAAGGTGTCTACTGTATCTAAACCAATATCATCATCACCAACTCTGTTTGTTTCTATATCAAATACTAAATCCATATTATAACTCCAATGCTGAGAAGTCTGCATCCTCTTCTTCATAAGAATCTTTTTCAAACTCACTCAACCTACCTGTCTCTCTATCATATAATAAATGAGTTGCCATACCTACATCTCCTGTGTATCTAGATTTAAGTATCCTGACTCTAGTTGTGTTGGATTCATTTATATCGTCTGATTGTTGATTTCTTTCTAAAGCTATCACACAATCACTCAGTTGGGCTATTGACTGACTCCCTCTAAGATGGCTAAGACTTACTTCGATTCCATTCTCGTGTCCTTTATCGCCACTAGTTCTACGTAGATGAGATACTAGGATAACTCCTGCTCCTGTCTCCTCAACTATACTTCTTAGTCTAGTCATTATATTATCAATAGCCCTACGTTCATCTCCTTCAGATACTGCTGATACTAACATGTGTAAGTGATCTACCACTACCCATTTACATCCACATGCTATGATCATAAATCTTAGCTTAGTAAATATCTCATCAATATCATTTGTACCAAAGTGAGCATGAACCCACACTCTGTTTTTATTATCTCCATCATATAGTAGATCAAAGAATTTGTCAAGTTCTTCTTCAGAAAACTTTTCTCGTTCCTGATCTATATACAATCTAGCATTAGCTTCTATTGAAAGAATACCATCAATGGTTCTTCTCCAATCTTCTTCTAATGCAATCACTCCTACATTATCTGTAGTATTCTTTATAAGATGATGCTCAAGTTCTCTTGTTACTGAAGACTTTCCTAGTCCTGTTCCTCCTGTTAAAGTAACCAACTCACCTTGTCTTAAACCATATAATTTCTTATTCAAGCCTTCCCAAGGATAAGGTGTACTGTCCATCTTAGGTCTGTTAAAAAACTTTTGTTTCTCTTCAGATACATTTATAACACCACTAGGAGTATATGTCTTAGCACTCCACCAAGATTCCATAAAGTCCTTATGCTTATTAGCAATCAGCATATCATTAGCGTCTTTAAAGCCATTAGGTAATGTCATTATCTTAGCTTTGCTAGGTTGGAAAAGTCTAGCTATCTTTTTAGCCGCTTTCTTTCCACTCTTGTCCTTATCAAAACAGATAATAATATTATCAAAACTTTCTAAGAACTCAAGGCTATCTTTAACATCTCGTTCAGCACCTTCAGCCCCACGTTTAATAGATACTGCAGCCCATTTACTTCCCATCAGTTCGTATGCCGCCATAGCATCACACTCACCTTCAGTTATAGTAATGTACTTACCGCCTTTATTAAAAAGTTGTTCTCCAAACAATCCAGTTTCTTCAAACGAACCCTTTAAAAAGAAGCCCTTGTTTTCTACCTTTCTAGTTTTAGTTGCCGCCAATTCATTACCATTGTAATAAGGGTAGTGATGTTCCAAAGGTTTACCATCAGCACCATGTACAACTTTAACTCCATACTTCTTAGCAGTATCTTCAGATATTCTTCTGTCTGTTAAGGCGGAGTATGATCCTTCTGAATTTGTAATTTGCATAGGTTTAACCTTACGTTCTACAGGAGGTTGTGTAATACTAGATACATTTGATTCCTGTTTAGAAGCAGGGTGAAACGTACCGCAAGTTGCATAGAAACATTTGCTTGATCCATCTGCATTTACAGATAAATGATTCTTACCACAGGTAGGACATTTTTGATTATGTTGAAT